TCAAAATTACCGGCGTAGGCATCTTGAGTTCTTTCAACTTGGCTAATAATGTTATCTAACATGACTATGTGCCTGTCTCTGGATCTGTGCCTGTGCCCGGATCTGTGCCTGTGCCCGGACTTGTGTTTGTTTCAGGTCGTTTTAAAATATTTAAAGCGTAAAGAAGTTCTAAAATATCAGCCGTACCACCAGTAAATTCAGCCATGCTACTAGGATCTACAAACTCACGTTGAGTGGCTCCTATCGGTAAACCTTGGAGCATGTCTGACTTAAATCGCAGCATCTCAAAAGGGTTCATACGTTCTTTTTCAAACTGTAAATAGTCGGCAGTTATGCCTTCTTGCTCAATATCACGCTGTTCTCGCCCAGCTTCACGTATATCCCGTAACGCACTTAAACCATAACGACGATCAGCTTCTTCTGCTGCAATTCTACGACGTTCTTCTTGGTTAAATTGGTCACGTCTGTCTTCTCGTGCAGCATCCCTGCGTCTTTTACGAATATTAAACTGATCTCTTCTTTCTTTTTCTGCTAAACGCAGTGCTTCTTGTTCTCTATTAAACTGGTCTACACCGACTTCAGCGATACGCTGGCGCATCTTTTGTTCTGTATTGAATTGGTCACGCGCTTGTGTAAACGCATCCAAATAGGCTTTACCAGTAATATTTGCCTGTATATCGGCTAGATTACGTCCTCCCTCAGATTCCATAACAGCTTGACGACTACCACCAAAAGCACCTGCTCTAGTTAGTCTTCCTGTGTCAGCAACGCGGCTTATTTCTGCTTGACGCCTTGCTTCTGCTAACTGCGGCTCTAGTGCAGCTTGTAGATAAGGGTTCATGTACCTATCTACTTGTTTACCTGTAAATCGTCGAGCTTTCATGCCAGACAAGTCATAAGACTCAGGAGTAAACCCTGCTTGATATTTAGAGCCAAGGCCAAAGTTACCACCAAACGTATTTACAGTAGTTGTTTGGTTAGGATCTATACCCCCATATCCAGCAAATGCTTTTGTTTGGAGTCCACTTTCTCCAGCAGTAAGCGGCCCTGTGTATGCTTGATAAGGCGCAGCGGCAAGAGCTTCAGTCTCGCCAAGCATGGTGGTAACGTAAGGGCCAGCATACTCAGCAAGACCTGACTGTGTGCCAGCTATTTCGCCTGTGGGATCAGTTGGATCACTCATGCTTTAGCCCTCTTTGATAACATCGCAAGCACTTTATCTGCATCTATATTTTTCTGTTGTTTAGGGTTGCCAGTAGCTTTAGTACGGACACTTTTCATAAAATCCTGTAACGCATCTGCACCCGCATCAGAGTTACCATTACCAAGCATTGCTACAACGTCAGCAGGTAACACAAACTCTCCATGACTCAACCGTGCTTCTTGCACACCATCAATATTACCTTTTACAAGATCAGCTTGACCGTCAGAATCACCTTCTAAATAGCCCCCACCCTGTAATACTGAACCACCCTTCGCAAGACCTTCTGCCTGTTTTTTAGCTGCGGCACGCGCTTCTTCCACTGTCATGCGCTCTTCGCCTTCCGGTCTTTTTGCGTATATAACGTCAGAAAAATAACGCCTACCCGCACTGCCGGGGCGACGGCCTGTGTCATCGCGCTCTATTCGTTCGCGTATAGCAGTTAGTTTAGGCACCTCACCTTGATACCCAACTTGAGGAACTTTGGGGCTAAGTTTACCACGGTCTCTGAGTGCACTTGTTAGAGCTAAAGCTGCCAGAGTCCCGCCTATAGGCGAGCTGCCAGCATTAATTCCTAGTGTTGACATTACTTTTTGGAACAAATTTGGGCGACTTGAGGCAGTTGAGCTAGTCGGTGTCTTTATGCCTAATTTTGAAAGTATATATTCTTCGGCATCAAAATTAGAATAATCAGAAAGATCACCCCCACTTCCAAGATTTTCAAGAAAATCTATGTTGAATCCCCTATCGTCAAAAACCGGAGAAGGAGAAGACACACCTAAATCCTTT